CTTGCAAGGAAATATATGGAGAAAAGAGGCTTCGACCTTAAAGAACTTATGTATAAGGGGGTAGGGTATTGCTCATCGGGTAAACTAGATGGTTATATAATACTCCCTTTTATGGCAGATGGTAAATTAGTTTATTATCATACCCGGAAGTTTTTTGGTAATGGTCCTAAGTACAATAATCCCCCCTTGGATGAATTCGGGATAGGCAAGAGCCATTTAATATATAACTTGGAAGCATTATTTGTATATGATAAAGTTTTACTCTTTGAAGGTGTGTTAAATGCAGAAACTGTTGGTGATAAAGCTATAGCAACAGGCGGGAAATATTTATCACATTGGCAGAAATCACAGATAATTAACTCACCAGTTGATAGGGTAGATATATGTTTAGATGATGATGCTTTAGAGAATGCTATAGAGTTAGCTTTAGAACTTGTACACTATAAGAAAGTGAAGATAGTTAATTTTCCAAAGGGCAAAGATGCTAATGATTTGGGCAAAACGAATACACTAAGATTAACACATAAATATAGATATCTGTCTTATATTGAATTAATAAAACTAAAGAATGGAAAGAGAAATATGGAAAGATATTGGAGGTACTGAATTCCACCAAATAAGTAATATGGGTAGAATTAGGAGTAAAACACATAGAGCTATAGTAAAAGTTGGTAAATACAAAGACACTAAGAGGGTTATAATTGGTAGGGTTAAGAGATTTGATACCAAAGAAGAGGCACAGAAAGCTTACACTAATTTTGTAAATAAAGAGTATGAAGAAAGAATTAAACCGTGAACCAAGTATTCATATTAGGATAAATAGGTTAGAATCAGCACTTCTTGAAGCGGGGTTAAGCGTAGGTGATTTAGAAGTATTTATTAATTCCATCATACAACATGGCAGGAGAGATAATTTAAGCCACCGATCTATGCTTATTGATAATAAGAAGATGGAGAAGGTAGCAACAAAGACTTTAACTTCAACATCAAGTGATGCAGATTTCTTCAATCAATTATTATTCTTAATACGTAAAAAGAACCACCATAGGGTTAGAAGTAAATTTGAGAAAGGTAGTAGAGAATTTACGACCATAAAAAAAGCTTCTGAATTAGCAATCGAATTTTGTAATGAATTTGAATTTGATAGGAAAGAAGGCTTTACAAAGTATATAAATATATTTATACAATTATCTAATGGCAAAACTTGGTTAAACAACTTAGTAAGTAAGTATGAGTACTATTGTTCATATTATGAAGCTGAGATATTAACTAATAAAGATAAAAATGCGGGTCTAACACAAGATCTGATTAATCTATTTTCAAGAGAGATAATGAGAGTAACTGGTTTAACAAGTGAGAATATCAGTATTTTTGAACAAGCTAATTTTGTTAAAGCATCACAACTGTGTATCGAATTGGGAGTAAGTGCAAAAATTTATATGTCATCTCAATTTGAAGGTTTAGATTTTATGGGTGGTATCCCCCACACTACCCAACTTAGTGGAGATAAAGCTAAAGGTAGAGTGATTAAGTATATGGCAAAACATAATTTAAGGAGTAGTGAAATGGTTAAAAGTAAGTTAAACTGGGGTAACATATTAGGAGGAAAGAAGTAATGGCAAAAGGTAGAATAACAATATACTTCTCAAACAATAGGTGTCAAGCAGAGGGTGATATAAAAATATTAAATCACCTGTACAAAGAGATGGGGATAAAACACCCTCAAGCTTTTTGGCTAAGGAAAAGTATGCAACCTGGCTGGGATGGAAAGATACATTTCTTTACGGAAAGAAGCTATTTTGAAGCAGGTTTATTACCCCAGGTTGTAAAGCATATTCAAGCTGCTGAAGGATCTATTAAGATAATAGATAACCGAGTTAAGCCAGCTGGTACCTTAAAGCCAAAAGTGATAAAGGAATTTGATAATGGGTTTGAATTAAGAGGTTATCAATTACAATCCGTTAAGAATGTTGTAAATAACAAAATATCAGGGTTCAGTTTCCCAAGAGGTGTTATGAATGCAGCTGTTAATGCAGGTAAAACATTAATCTTAGCTGCTCTTTATTTAGCGTATAAGACCAAGACTTTAGTATTGCTTAATAATGCAGACTTATTTGAACAGTTTAAAACTGAGATACCAGAACTATTACCTAATGCTGATGTTAAATTTGTAAGGGGCAGGAAACAGGTAGAGTTTGGTGATATAACTATTGCAATGGTACAAACATTATCAGCTAACATTAAATTATTAGCTAGAGACTTAGCTATGGTAGATATTATCTTAGTGGATGAAGTACATCTTAGTAACAACAAAACATATAAATCGGTGTTAAAGAAAGCTTTTAATGCTAACGTAAGGATAGGATTAAGTGGGTCACCTTTTGAACATAAAAGTAAAATAGATAACCAGAACATACATGCTTATTTTGGAGATGAACTATTCCAAATATCTGAACAAGAATTAATAAAGAAGGGGCACTCAAGTGATCTAGTTATTAAGATGGTACCCGGTAATACATTAATAAAAATAAAGGGTGACTATCGTGAAGAATATAGACAAGGTATATCTGAAAGTATTGAAAGGACAAAGAAATCTATAGAAAGGATAAGGTTTAATATAAAATATGGTAGAACTCCAATACTAGTAGTTGCTAAATATCATAATCATGTTGAACATTTATTCAAAGCTATCGAAAAAGAATTCCCCGAATTTAGAGTTAATTATGTTCACCATAAGGTTGGCGATAGGAAGAAAGTAATTGCATACTTCAAAAAAGGTGAGATAGACATCTTAGTAGCTTCTCTAATAATCAAGATAGGACAGAACATGCCCCTGATTAAATACATGCAGATTGCATCAGGGGGTGATTCAGCAATAGATGCAATTCAAATACTTGGTAGAGCTCAGAGAACACATAAAAGTAAAAAGAAAACGTATGTTGATGACTTTTATGATGAGGGTGCATACTTAGCTAGACATAGTAAGCATAGGATAAATTATTACAAGAAAAGAGGGTTCAAAGTAATAAATTTGACTCAAAAGTTGCATAACAAGAGATAATTTTATATATTATATACTAAATAAATAATAACTATGGGTAAAAATAAGAGTAAAGCTTTAGATAGAGTACCACAGCATAGGTATGATCCAGATGAACTGGATATGACTAAGCCACTGGACCTAACCAAATTTGGTAGTGATGAAGACCCCTGTTTTGGCAAACTATACGACTTGAATACCAAGCAATGTAAACTATGTGCTGATGCAGATTTCTGTGCTATAAAGATGGCACAATCACAATCCGTCAATAGGAAAGAACTTAATAAGCAGAATGATTTTATTGACGAATTTGAAATATCAGATGTAAAGTTAGATAAAACAACTAAGAAGAAGGTTAAGAAATTCATGCTAAGAAGAATAGAACAGGGCGTGAAACCAATCTTAGTTAGGAAGAAAGCTATAAAGAAGTATAGCATAACAAAAGATCAAGCTAAAGAAATTTATAAATTAATTAAATAACTAAAAAAGAAAGAGAGATTATTATCGATTGTAGAGATATTAAAACAATAAGTATACCAGCTGATGGTAATTACTTAAAAGAAATGTTTAGATTACAGAAAGAATTGCTTGATGGCTATATTAAGATAGAGTCATTACCAGCATATCCTGTTGACCTAAACACTAAAGAGTCACAAATCTTATTAAAAGATTTCAACGCTAGGATCACAGAAGAACTTGGCGAAGCTATGGAAAGCTATTTGATTATATTGAATGACCCCGATATTCAGTATACACCTGAGTTAGCAAAACCCCACATCAGTAATTTCAATGAAGAGTTAGCAGATGCAATGCACTTTTATTTAGAATTATTAGTATACTCGGGGATAAAAGCCAAAGACTTATTACCCTCAATAGGTGAAACAAATCATACATCTGATCTAGATTTATGTTTGAAGAGATTAAAACAAGAATTCCCTCCGGTTCAGAATTTATTACAGAATAACCCTCGAATACCTCATCTAGAAGACTCTGAGAAAGAGGGCGATTCATTATTATCTGGCGGTACAGTTTGGAACCAGGGTGTATCGATTTCAATGAAAGTTATCCTATGGGATATAACTTATTATTTACAGATGGCAAGGAACACTCTAAAGAATAAACCCTGGAAGCAAACAGGTATGTTAACTGATGAGAGAGCATATCAAAGGTTTTTAAAAATAGGGTTCATAAAATTCTTAAGCTTATTTGTATACCTGGGAGTAAATGACCTTGAAATATTTGAAGTGTATGCTAAGAAGAATGCTATAAATAAATTTAGACAGCAAAGTAAATATTAAATATGGAGACAACGGGGATAAATTTAAAATTTCCTACTAGTCAACAAGCATACATTGGCTTACATAAATACTTCCTTAACAATTATGAAAAACTTGTTGAGGAAGGTGTAGCCTTTTTGAATGGTGATACTTTACAGATTTTTAACCCTCAGATTTCAATAGATTTTTCTGTACTTGATGAAGAGTTCGATTTCTTCTATCATTTTGCATACACAAAATCTAAATGGACATCATTGGTTAACAATTATGTAGATTTTAATCAGCTTGACCTAGTAAAAGGAGATGTATTAACAAGGGAGAAGAAGAAATCGGTGTCTTACAATGTGGCATTCGGATTTAATAACTCACACAACAATGGGAAAGGTTGTCTAATGTCATTGGTATTCTCAAGAAGGCCAGATTCAGATATACCAACCATACATGCTTACATGAGAGCATCAGAGATGACTAAGAGGCTAATCTATGACCTGACACTATTAGATAGGCTTGGTAAATACGTTTATGGACATGGTGCTAGGTTTTCTATACACTTACAGGCAACTATGATGTATGTACAGGGATCTAATTCATTCCCAATGTGGGACAAGATAACTAAGCTTGAGAAATTTTTAAAACCCATTAAAGGTACAAAATTATACAAGAACCTTATAAAGCATAGGGACAAGTATAAAACAGTGGACGTTGCTGAAGTTGTATATGGTGCACATAAAAGGAATGCTTGGGTGTTACAGAATTTAAACCCCCACAATAGATCGCCTGTTAGAATAAGCGATTGTACTTTCAAGCCATTCAAGGGCTACCCAGAAGGTATAATTACGGTAGCTCAAAGGAAAGCTTATGATAAAGCTCAAAAGTTGCAAAAGGAGAAATAATTTTATATATTAATAATTAATTAAACAATTAAATAATGGTAAGAATAACATTAACAGAGAATGAACGATTTGCAGTTCATGAGGATAGGATAATAGTATTAGTTTCTGATAAACAGGAGAAAACTAGTTCAGGTATAATCCTACCTGAAGATTCTGAGAATAAAAATCAGATTGGTATTATAAAGGGTATTGGGGAAGACGTAAAGACTTACAAAAGTGGAGATACTATTGTATTTAATAAATTTGCGGGTAATGAAATCATTATCAATGATACAGAGTTCATGATAATGAAAGAGATGGATGTAATGGGTAGTGTAGAAACAAAATAATTATGAGGATATACAGCAGTGCTTATCAGCTGATGAGTGAAATATTAAGAGATGTATTCGAAATGGGGCATCTAGTACACCCAATGAGTATGCAGAATAAAGATGTAAGTGGTGATGATAATTTTGTAACAAAAGAGATCACCAATTACTCATACTGCCTTACCTCTATGAAATCTATGCAATGGCTATTTGCAGCTGAACCAACAATGAAAAAATGGGCAGACAGCGAATTCAAGGAAAGAGTAGCTACAGAATTTAATAACCCTGGTGAAGCTTGGCTATTAAGGGAAAAGGTTTGGGAACAATTCTTGGATAAAGATGGTAAATTTGATTACACTTACAATGAACGTATGTTTGATCAAATTCAATCTGTAGTTAGAGAATTACATAGGAACCCAGACTCAAGGCAAGCAATTATCTCAGTTTGGGATAGGGAAATTGACCATGCGAATATTGGAGGTAAGAAAAGAGTACCCTGCTCAATGTATTACCAGTTAATGATCAGGGATGGTAAAGTACATATCATTTATAACCAAAGAAGTGCAGATGTAGTTACTCATTTTGGTAATGATGTATATTTAGCTTGGAAACTTAAGAATTATGTCATGATTCAACTGAATGAACATTTGGGTTTAGAATATGAAGATGATTCAGCTTTAAAATCAGGACATTTATTCCATAACATAGGTTCTCTACATTCTTACAAGAAAGACTGGGGATTACTTAAACAAACCATGGTAGAATTTAAAAAATAAATACATGAAGAGATTGGATGATACTTACTTAGTAGAAACTAGAAAAGAAGTAAAAAGAGTATTCAGGTATGTGAAACAGACTGGCTATTGTTCTTATGATTTCGAGACAACAACATCAATGGATGTAGGAGCATTCTCTGATAGTGGTGGTTATATTACTATAGTGGGTATCTCTTTTCAACCTGGTACTAGGTATGTAATACCTCTGGGGCATTTCGAGAGTGTATTCAAAGATGATTACATTTGGATATTAGATATGCTCAATGGGGTATTACAGAACCCTAATATAGTCAAAGTAGCATGGAATATAAAGTATGAAGCTAAATGGATGCTTAAGTATGGCTATTCATTCCCAAAGGGCGATGTACTAGATGGAATGCTACTTAAATATTTGATGGACGAAGAGAAGCCACATGGTTTGAAGCCAAACGTGGCAAGGTTTATTCCCGAATTTGCAAATTATGATGATGAGAATAAGAAATTAGTTCAAAAATATGGTTGGGATAAGATACCACTAGAACCTCTTGCAAAATATTGTGGGTTTGATTGCGATACTACATTAAGATTATCATTATTCTTTGAGAATAGGATAATGCAAGATATGAGATTATACAAAGTGTATAGAAACTTATATGTACCGGCAACATGGGTATTAGCTGAAGCAGAATATAAGGGGATGACTATCGATTCTAAAATTTTAGATAAAAATATTAGCATCTTCGAATCTAAGATGGCTAAGCTTGAGAAGAAGTTAAAAAACAAAAAAGTTAAAAAATTCGAATTAGCTAGGCTAAAATCTATCAAGAGGGGTATGGTTGATGAAATATCTGAGGAGATTGAATTACTTGAAGATGATTTAGCTGAACAAGAAAAAGGCGACAGAGTTTATAATTCATTATTAAGGAAGATACAAAATAGGCACGTTAAAAAACAAAGATTTATTGCCGGAGAGTATACAACTAAATCTGAATTAAAAAAACTAGAGCCATTAAATTTCAATTCAAATAAACAATTAATAGAACTTCTTTTTGAAAGTAAAAAGGGTTATCAATTACCCATTTTAAAATACACGTACGATAAGAAGAAAAGGCAAGAAACAGATACACCAAGTACAGATGCAGATACGTTATTAACGTTAAGTAAGAAATTTGATGTACCTTTCCTTTCCACGCTTATGGAATTAAAAAATTATGGTAAAATATATACCTCATTCCTTATTGGGTTAAAAGATAAACTATCTGACCATAATACAGTACATCCCGGATTCTTATTACATGGTACTGTAACAAACAGGTTATCAGGTGCTTCGCCTAACCTACAGCAGATACCACGGAATTATGACCCAGATTCACCCAACTCAGTAGTTAAGAATATGTTTGTATGTCCAACTGATCATCTACTGATACACATGGATTATTCAGCAGCTGAGCTAAGGGTACTAGCAGGAATAGCAGATGAGACTACCATGATTCAATGGTTTAAAGAGGGTAGGGATTTCCACTTGGCTTCAGCTTGTAAGAAATATAATGTTGATTATGCAGAAACACTTGCAATATACAGCAATGAAGAGCATAAGGATTACCCCATGTGGAATATTCGAAGGAAGCAAGCTAAGACAATTAATTTTGGTATCTTGTATGGACAGGGTCCAGCGAACCTTGCAGAGAACTTGGGAGATAAGAAAATGGGTATTGAAGTATCAGAAGGTGAAGCTAAGAAATTTATAGCAGATTTCCATAAAGATTTCCCAAAAGTATCTAAGTGGATTAAGAGCCAGGAGGATAATTTAGAAGAAAATGGATTCATAAGGATGCCTTTCGGAACTAAAAGGAGATTGCCAGGAGTTTGGTCCGGTAATTTTGGTGATGTAAGTAGAGCTAAGAGACAATCAGTGAACAGTCCAATTCAAGGTACAGCAAGTAATATGACGTTATTCACATCTATATTGATCAGGATAGCAATACGTAAAGGTTTATTGCATAAATCATTACAGGAAGTAGCAACAGTACATGATAGTATATTATTTTATGTACATAAGAATGAGGTACATAATGTAATGCCAATACTGAAAGAGTTCTCTAAGGTATCAAATCTAGAGAAGTATTTTGGCTTTAGGTGGCCTGATGATAAAATAGAAATGAAAATGGATTTTGAAATGGGTAGATCTTGGGGAGATTTGCATAATTATAAAGAAGAGGAGGATTACACGGTATGGGTATAAGTAAATTAGTTAAGAAAAGTAGTATAATGGATGTTTCTATTAAGTTTAATGGTAAGCTTATAGAATTCAATCTTGCAGATGAGTTAAGGATAAATGAAGAGATCATTGATTCTGAGATTAAGAAACAGCCAAGTCATTTTGGTTTCTTATTAATGCTACAAGCTAAGCTGAAGAAGAAATTCTCAGAAGCTTTGAGTAAGAAGAAAAGAGTCCAAAGTGATATTTGGATAGATCTAAAAGGTACTACTAACCATTCAACTGGTAGTAAATACCAGAAAGAGGATATTCAAGCTATAGTAGAAACTGATGAAGATTATATTAAAGCACAGAAACTAGTTAACAAAGTATCTGCTGAGGTTGACATACTTGAAGCTGCAGTCCGTAGCTTCGAACAAAGGTCACATTTATTGCAAACTCTATCTGCAAATGCCCGACTTGGATAGTAAAGTTGCATAACAAGAGAAAATTTTATATATTAATAATTAAATAAATAATTAAATAACTATGGCAAAACAAAGTTTAAAAGAGAGAATGGCTGCTAAGAAGAAGAAATTAGCAGAAAGAAGTTCTGGTGGAAGTAAAATGATATTTTTGAAAGAAGGTACATTGAGAGCTAGAATTCTACCTGTAGGAGAAGATAACGACTTTATCTATGATGTAGATTATATCTATTTAGGTAAAGATATTGGTGGATTCATATCACCAACCACATTTGGTATGGAATGCCCCGCTACTAAAGCTTATGATCATTTAAAAGAATCGGATGATTCAGAAGATAAAGATCTAGCTAAAGCGATAAGACCTAAGAAGAAGGGTATTATTTATATTGCAGGTTACAAAGATGCTAAGGGCAAAGAGTTAGACCCAGATAAGTCAGAAAAATTTGTATTATTAGCAAATGGCTTACAGCAGAATATAATAGACCTATATCTTGAAGAAGATTGGGGGGATATGACTCATCCCAAGAAAGGCTATGATATTAAATTAATCAGAGTTGGTACTGGTCAATTAGATACAGAGTATTCTTGCTTACCAGCTAAAAATACACCCTGCCCTAAGAAGTATGCAAAGAAGGTATACGATTTAGAAGAACTTGTTAAGACTTTGGTACCTACTGAAGAGGATATAAGAGAAAAAGTAGAGAAATATTTTGGTATGAGCCTTGAAGAAGTGATGGGTGAATCTGAATCTGAAGCTCCTAAAAAGAAGAGTAAAAAAGACAAGAAAAAGAAGAAGAAAAAGAAGAAATCTGATTTAGATTAAAAAAAGATAGTTTTTAATAATTTGTTTGTTCACTTAGAGCCTGGGAAACTGGGCTCTTTTTAATTAAAAATATGGCAAAAAAAGTACTTGGTGTGAAGAAAAACACATTAGCAAAAATTAGGAAGAAACATGGTGGCGGTTCTGCTGCAGATGTTTCAATAGAGACTGCTAAAATACCTTGGCTGCCTTGTTCATCACCCGCAATTAATAAAGCGTTAGGAGGGGGTATTCCTTTTGGTAGAATACTAGAATTATATGGAGCATTTTCTTCGGGTAAAACATTGTTAGCATACGACTTCCTATATAATGCACAACAATTAGGTGGTCAAGGCTTATGGGTCGATGCAGAGAATGCTTGGACAGAGAACTGGGCTGATAAGAATTATATTGATACTGATAAAGTGGAATTATTAACTGACATATCAATAGAGAATATCTCTGACTGGTTAGTAGAAGTGGGTATGTATTATAGGTCTATATTAGTTAATAATGAACCCATAGTTGCAATAATAGATAGTACAGCTGCATTAGATACTGATGACAACCTTAACACATCTCAGCTAGATTCAAAAGCAGAGATGGGTAATCGGGCAAAAGCTATATACAAAATGATCCGATTGAGGAATCCATTATTTGTTAAGCTTGGGATAACGGTAATATTCATCAATCAGATGAGAGATAAGGTTGGAGCTTCTAAGTATGAAGACCCGAATACAACTGTTGGAGGTAGAGCAATGGAATTCTTTGCTTCACAGAGAATGGCTTTGATTGGAGGTAAAGCAGTTAGGTCTAATGGTAAGAAAGGTTTAATAGTGGGTAAAGAAGTATCAGTCAGAATGCACAAGAATAAAGTAGCACCCCCAATCTCAACGTTTAAAACAGAAATGTATTTCACTGATGCCAAGGGGAATAGCATAGGTATGAACCCCAATTTGGGATTATATGATATGTTAATAGATGATGGTTCTATCACTAAGAAGGGTGGTTCAACAAAGGTATATCTTGGAGATAGCGATGAATCATTATTCATAGGCGGTGAAAAAGGATTAATCAAATTACTTGAAAGCGATGATGGTGATAGCTTTCTTGATAAAATGAACATCAACAATACAGAAAAGACTCAATCTCTATTAGATTCATTGGAGGATAATTTATATCCAGTGGGTGATAAATCTGAATACGTTGAGGGTGAAGAAGAAGAGGAGGAAGGAGATGAGTAAAGAACTATTATTAATTGATGGTTCACACATGTTACATAGAGCATACCATAAGTACGCCTCCATGAGAACATTAGATGGTGAAGTAACTTCTATGATTTATGGTTTTCCATTCATTCTTAGGGGTAGCATAGATGCTTTTAAGCCAGATAAAGTTATTGTAATATTTGATGGTAAGAATAGAAGTAAACATCGATTAGAGTGGCTGCCCAACTATAAGAATCGTATCCCAAAGCTGGGGTTTGATAAAGATAACTTCGTTTCTCAAAAATTTAGAGTGATAGAAGTTCTTAGAGTATTGGGTATCCCAGTTGCAATGAGCAATGAAGTTGAAGGTGATGACCTGGTTTGGTTAGTTGCAAAGAAATACCAGAAAAGAGGATACCATATAAACTTAATAAGTGGTGATAAAGATTTTGCTCAATTGGTAAGTGATAAGTTTAGTCAATTCATACCCCACAGTAAATTAACCATCACACCTGCCAATTTTGAAGATCATTGGGGATTCAGAGCAAGTCAGTTGGTTGATTATTTATCTTTACTAGGTGATTCATCTGATAAGATCCCCGGCTATGCGGGTATGGGTGAGAAACGATCCAAGAAATTCTTAGAACAATTTGGTTCAATCAAGAATTATGTTGAACACGAGAATTTAGTATTCGGGAAGCTTGACAGAGATGAGCTTAAGAGAATATGGAAATTAAATAAGAAGTTGATTAATATAAAATGGTATGTAAGGAACTACATGAAAGGAATGAAGATTCCCTGGGTACATAAGAATACTAAGTTTGATAAGAAAGGATTATTAAGCATTGCAAAAGAATTTGAAATAGGGACTTTTATGAAAACAAGTTTCATGAAAACATTTAAAGAATTATAAGATGAGTAAAACAAGAAGATTTAATAGAATACATATAGCAGGTCCATCGGGTACCGGGAAGACTACCTTAGCTAAGTTGTTAAGTGGGGGTTTACAAATACCTTACATAACAACTTCAGCTAAGGTGATTTGGCCTAAATATGATATCATAAAGCATTCAGAATCATTCGAACTACCAATCAGTAGGTTTATTACATATCAAGGGGATATCAACGATAGAAGAATTACTGACTTGATAGGGAAAACGTCTTTTATAACAGATAGGTCAAGTTTAGACTCCATAACATATTTCTTAGACAACGCAGCTGGTAGAGTATCAAAAGTAGAATGCGATATTTTCATTAATGAAGTCTTAGCAAATATGATAATCTCTACTGATGTTATATTCTTCCTACCCTATGATTTTGATAAGCAGAGTTTACCTGAAAATGATGGTCACAGAGTAACAAATAGGTATTACCAAGAGAAAAGTAATGTAGTATTTGAATATGTTATTAAAATGCTATCCGACAAGAAATTAACCGAGAATTGGAAGCATACAACATTAGAAGAAGGTAAAGTACATGTATTCAAATTGAACACCTGGGATAAATATAAGAAATTTGAACAAGCTAGCAATATTATAAATGGAGAAATATGGAGAAACTTATTTATCTAGTATTCAGTGATTTACACCTGAATGATTGGAAACATTTCAATAACAATCACAGTAGGTTAAAAGTACAATTGGGGATCCTAGATAGGGTCCTCTTTCTGTCAGATAAGAATAAGACTCCTGCGCTCTTTGCGGGTGATTTCTTGCATAACCCAGCTTTTATAACTCAATACGTTCTTGAGGGTATAGCGAATGTGTTTAATAAATGGAAAGACACGAATGCAGAAATCATCTGGATTAGTGGTAACCACGACACAACTGAAAGGTATAATGAAGATTCAGCTAATTGGGTTAAGACTCTCAGTATTATATACCCCCAACTATGTACTTATATAGATAACTCCATGGTGAAGTCTAGGGGGAATAAAATTTCTGGTGTACCCTTCTATAGAGATATAGATACTTTTGTTGATAAAGTAAAAGAAGCAAAGGGCAACATCTTAATGATACATCAAGAATTACCCGGAGCATCAGATAACAATGGTTTCAAAGTAAATTCAGTTGATGGTATGCCTAGGAAATTGAAAGCCATGTTTGGTGGGTTTGATTTAGTTATATGTGGACATATACATAAGAAACAAGAATTAGGAAATAATGTATTATTCCCAGGTGCACCTTTGCAAATGAGGTCATCAGATAGTAAAGGTGAATTTGGGTATTACAAAGTGTATGATGATTTGACGTACAAATTTGTTAAACTAAAATCTCCTATATTCAGGTTTTACAATACAGAAGATGAGATAACCAATGAGTATGATTATTGGATAAAAGTTAAAGAACTGAAAATAGTACAAGATTATGATGATTATGAAGAGATTGAAACTGGTGATAGGAATTCTATAGCAAAGAGTTACCTTAAATCAGAGAAAGTAAAAGATAAAAGGAAGAAGAAATTATTATTAAAATATTTATAATGGCTAAGAAGAAAAGAAACAAGAAAAAAGGACACAAGATACTTATCATTGATATAGAAACTACGGGGTTCCTGAAAGCGGGAGGTAAAATTGTAGAGTTGGGGATGGTAGAGTTAGATTTGAATACGGGTAAAATAGAAGTAATGTTGAATGCTGTAACGCATGAGAGTGACATGGGGATTAAAGAGCTAACAACTTCTTGGATATTCAGGAATTCTGATTTAACTAGAAAGAGGGTAAGGGGTTCTAATAATTTTGAAACACATAAAAAATACATTCAGAATGTGGTTGATAATTACCCACAAGGAGCAACAGCATACAACAGAAGTTTTGATTTTGATTTCCTAGAGTCAAGAGGTATTTCATTTATAAAGAAATTGCCTTGTCCAATGATTCAAAGTACACCAATAGTTAAATTGCCAAGTAAGTACCCCAAGTATGGACCATACAAATGGCCTTCAGTTGAGGAAGCTTATGAATTCTTCTTCCCAGACTCTGATTATATAGAGAAGCATAGAGCAGCAGATGATGCAATACATGAAGCTAAGATTATATTTGAGCTTCACAAGCGGGGTAAGTTTTTAGTTGCAAAATAGGAATTAATTTTATATATTATAATTATGCAAAAATTAATATTTAAACGATTAATAATAAAAGGATTTGGGTCAATTCAGGATGAGATTGAACTAAACCTTAATAATAGGAAATTAAACCTCATTAAAGGCGTTAATGGTACTGGGAAGTCTAGTATCATTAATTCTTTTTTTTGGTGCTTGTATGGTGAAACTCTAAAAGATAAATCTTCTGTAGAGTTATGGAAGAATCTTAGAGATGATAAATATAGGGGCGTATACGTTGAGCTTACATTTAAGCGGGGAAAGAATACATATAGGATTATTAGAATGAAAAATTGGTCCGGTAAAATAGAAGGTGCAAGAGGTAGTTCAAGGCTATTATTATATACTAATAATAATTTGTACCAAATAGAAGATAAAAGAGAAATACAGAAATACCTGGTTGAACTCTTGGGTATAAATTCTGCTGTATTAAAGAATTCAGTAGTATTTGGGCAGAAAGTATCAAGGATAACTCAAGAGAAAGGCGTTAAGCGTAAAGAGATATTAGACAAGTTATTCGATTTAGCATACATTAATAATGCTAAGGATAAAGCTCAATTTGACTTAAATGAAATTAATGAGAGGGTAAATGAACTCAACGGTCAATCTGTATCGGCAGAGAAATATTTAGAATTACTTAAATCGGGACTTGAAAAGAATAGGAAATTCAACAGGGAAGCTTCTGATAATCTGAAGAGAGAATTGAAAATTAATAAATCTGATATCAGAAAAGCAAAATTAAAGTATAAACAATATCAAGATGAGTTATCAAAAATTACTATACCAAAGAGTTTTAAAAGCAAAGAATTTAAAACCATTAAATTTGATAATAAAATTTTAACTAAGCTTTATATTGATTATGGTATTAACGAGGCAGCTTTGGATCAATCAATACTAGACTTATCAGAGCTAAGAGATAATTGCCCCGTCTGTAGTAAGCCATTCAACAAACAAATGATCAACACAAGTAGAAACAGTTTTACAAGTGAGAGGGAGAGGTTAAAATTAGAAAAAACCAGGTTAAGTGATCTTATCAAAGCTGAAGAGAAAGTGAAAGAGAAAGTTGATAAGGATAATTTTAGAATAAAACAGGATAGGAAAGAGAATGATGATAAGGTTAAGGATCTTGAAAGAAAGAGAGAGGGAGAGAAGAGGAGAAAAATTAGTAAAGAGAGAGATGTTTCTGAATCTAAGAAAACAATTGACAGATTTAAAAATGAAACACCTAAAATAGCGAAGAGGTACTCAATGATTGATACTACAGATGTTGAGAAGAAAATAGAAGATGTAAATGTTACATTAGATAGAGTGAATAGGAAGATTATAAAATTAGATAAAAAAGCTGATAGGTTAAAATGGTTAGTTGATGATGCCTTATCTAATAAAGGATTAAAAGCATTTATATTTTCACATCTACTAGATAGTATAAATGATAAACTACTTGAATATGAAAGTGTAAGTGGCTTTGAATTGAGATTTGAAGTAGGGACTAATGCTAAAAGAGATATTAATATAAGAGTTATCAAGAATGGCTTTGAGGTTAATATTGCAGATTTATCAGGTGGACAGAAACAGCTCTTAGATATTATAAGTATATTCGCTATACATGATGTTTTGCAACAGGACTTAAAGGTAACTACGCTATTTTTAGATGAAGTATTTGAGAGCTTAAGTGAAGATAATGTAGAGAAAGTTGATGAACTGATTAATCTAATCACTTAAAAGATTATGCACCAGTGAACGCTGAGATTATGGAGTTAGAATTAGTGAATGAATTTACGGTACTCAAATAAAGTTGCAAAACAGGAATTAATTTTATATATTATAATTATATGCAAATAAAAAATAAATAAATGATTGCAAACCGAAACTAAATAAAATGCAGAGAATTAAATAATTAAAATATAGACTAAAAAAAACCACTTAACACAGGCTATTTGTTTTATTTTGTGTTAGGTGGCGTTAAAATATGAAGGATATAAAAAACTTAGATTGGTATCTTATTGATGATAAATGGCATCATTGTATATGGACTTTTGATAACGGGAAAATGAAACAATATGTTGACAGAATATGCTCTTGGTTAATAAGGGCTAACGGTTTTAATATGGCAAGTAAGCCATGAATGAATTTAATAATTTAGTGGCTTATTTGCTATATTTAGTGTTAGGCTTTCGTTTTAAAAACTTAATAATATGCAGACAGTATATGGTAAAATTTACAAGAAAGAAGCTTTTGATGAATATAAATTAAGAGCAAAGTGTTTAATAATTGATAAAAAAGATGAACACTATAATATTGATATTTACACAACAGAAACAAATAGAGGTAGTGTATGGGACACTTTGCTCGATATGACAACAGACAAAGTTAAATCTTTTGATATAATACATTGGGCAACACGAGAGCAAGATGAAAAAGCATCTGAATTAATAGATGAATG